AGGTGGCAATTTAAGTTAAGACCGTCGATACAGCCGATCTGTGGGATCAGTTTCTCGTAGGATTCAATGAATAATCCTATTTCAATGAGATTCTGTGGGCTGAGTATTTTCCTCGTTTTTTGTTTTCGTTTGACTTGAGTTTGGTCTCTCAGGCTGTGCTAACCAGGCTGTGAATAGGGCGGAACCGAGCGAGAGGAAGATCGGCCCCAGCAGAATGCCAAGAAACCCGAAGGAGAGAAGACCGCCGAACACGCCGAGGAACACGAGCGCCATCGGAAGCGGAGTCCCCTGCGAAATCAGCATGGGCTTCAGGAAATTATCGACACTTGACACCGCGAACGTTCCCCAGAGCGCGAGGAAGATGGCGTATCCCATTTCTCCCTTCAGATAGAGCGCAATAGCGACAGGTACCCAGACAAGCGGCGGCCCCATCGGAACCATGGAAAGGATAAAGACGAGGAACGCGAGCAGTGTTTTATTCGGAATACCGCAGATGAAAAAGCCGATATAGGCGAGGAGCGCCTGGCCAAGAGCGGTACCGAAAATCCCGAATACGACAGAGCGTGTCGTATTGACAAGGATTGAGCTGAAGGCGTTTGAAAGATTGCCGCCTACTTTATCGAGAATACCCTGAACCTTATTCGCAAGCGATTCACCGTTCCGATAGAAGACGAAAGCGATAGCCGCGATCAGCAGGATCTGAATAATGACATTCACGATCGACGCGGTTGAGGTGAGGATACCTTTCGAGGCGGCCGTCGCGATCTGCTTCAGCGCGGTGGTGACTTCCGGGTACTCGAGAATCTTCCCGACCGGGGCGTGGAGATATTCGCCCACCCAGGGGAGCGTGGAGAGCCAATCAGGAAGCGGCATCCCGGCCGCCACCCAGTCCCGGATCAGAATGATGGTTGCTGATACCTGCTGGGCGAGGAAAATGACCAGAATAGTGAGCGGGATCAGAACGATCACGGCAAGAAACGCGACCATGAGAACAGCGGACAGCGTTCTCCGGTGCCCGAGCATGGTGTCGACCCGGATAAAGAACGGCCAGGTGACGACGCAGAGCATGGCGGAAATCAGAATTGCTGTCGCAAACGGAGCGACCACGAAGTAGCAGCCGATCGCCACAGCGACACCGAATCCGATCTTGATCAGAAGATCGATACGGTCCCGCAGACTGCTTTTGAGGTTATCTAATGGGATCTGCATGTTTTGCGCTGAAGCCTTAAAAAAGAGGAAAACCGCGTGCTTCGGAATCATCCTACCGCAAATGGAAGGCGGTTAAATCCGGTGTGTCGCGGAAAAACCTTTTTTTGGCTACAATGTCACCCCTGTTCCCGGAGACTGTCCGGGAACCCCGGTGTCCCCGTAGTTCAACTGGATAGAACGAGCCCCTCCTAAGGGTTAGATCCGAGTTCGAGTCTCAGCGGGGGCACCACAACTAATCCCTTGTAATCCCTAGGCCTTGTATTTACAGGGCTTTTATTTTGACTTAACCCCTGACAATCCCTAGAATGCCGTAAGCGTTACGGCAGATTTACGGCAAAAACGCCGGAAATTTACGGCAGGGGCTGGGGGGGATCATGGCCACAATCAGAAAGCGGAAAAACGGATGGCAGGCGGAGGTTTGTTGCAACCGCGTTCGTCGTGCAAAGACGTTTGCGCGGAAGGATGAGGCGAAGCGCTGGGCTGCGAAGACCATGCTGGAACTGCAGTCTGGTGAGAAGGCGGAGATACGATGGACACTCGCTGAGCTCTGCGAAGAGTTCGAGAATGTGGAAGGGCCGACTCGCGGCAATAAGCGCTACGAGATGATCAAGCTCCGGTGGTGGGGGAATTCCGCACTCGGAAGCTTAAGGGCCGCCGACATCACAGTCGATCATCTTCAGGATTTTCTCGACGCCCGAGCGCGCCAGGTGCAGCCTTCCTCCGCAAGAAGGGAGTTCATTCTTCTGCAGTCTGTCTTCTCATGGGCGGTGCGGCGGCACTACCTGAAGGCGAATCCGTGCCATGAAGTGAGGAAGCCAGCAGACAATCCTCCGCGGGAGCGGACGGCCTCAGCTGAAGAAATAGAGAAGCTCTGCGTTGCGGCAGGATGGGAGTGTGGCACGGTTCCAACTACCGCTATTCAGAGATCGATTGCGGCCTTCGTGCTTTCCTGCCTTACAGGAATGCGGGGTGGCGAGATCATCCGGATACGCGAGTCCTTTATCAATTTTGACGCGGGGACGATTACGCTTCCTGCTGCCATAACGAAAACGAGAACCCGCAGGGTGGTTGCGTTCGGGAAAGAGGCGGGCGAAATTCTTAAAGCGGTAATGACGCTCGGGCTTGATCCAATCTTCGGATTGATTGATCAGCAGAGGGACACCTTGTTCAGGAAAGCTCGCGACAGGGCCGGGCTGGGGGATGAAATGGAGGACGGGGTTCTGGTGCGCCAGGGCCTCCACTTTCATGACGGGAGGGCTACTTTCTGTACATGGGCGGCATCCCCTGGACCTGATGGGGAGCCGCACCTCGATGTGCTGTCACTTGCGAAGCAGATCGGGCATAAGAACCTGAGGCAGCTTATGACGTACTTCAGGCCTCGTCCTGAAGACTTGGCTAAGCGCCTTGCCTGATATTGTTGACGATTCGCCAATTGACCTGTTCCCCCATTTGCTCCTCTCGCCGGGCCCTGAGGTACTGGAGCACCTCTGTCCGGAACCATCGGGGACGGCGCGAAGAGAGGTAGATCGGTGTTGGGAAGTGAGGCTCTGAAAGAAGACCATCCAGCACGGAGCTCTTCTTTGGGAGCTTGCAGAGGACGGCTACTTCCTCACGGCCCAACAGCTCATCATTCGCGTTCATACCGCCTCCGCTTCTGTTGTACCTTCTTCTCCCGCCATCGCCTTCTTGCGTCCTCTATTTTTGCCTGAGGCCCCGGACGGTCGCATTGGCCTGACATGATGTTCGAGAAAGACGCTAGCTACAGCAAAAATCACCCAGCTCATAACTTATCTCCATCAGAACGGAACATCCTCATTAGGGACAGATGCTGCGGGCTGTGGTAGATCTCTACCCTTTGCCGCGGCGTACTCGGCCGCCGTGGTCGTCGGCGCAGACTTCCCCTGTGGCTTTGCCCCCAGCTGCAGGGACTCGCAGACAACCTCTGTCGCGTAACGCTCGATACCGTCCTTGCCCGTGTACTTTCGCGTATGCAGCCGTCCCTCGATATAGACCTCAGAGCCTTTCACGAGATATTGCTGAGCGACTTCCGCCTGCCGGCCAAAAACCACGGCGTTATGCCACTCGGTCTCTTCTTTCTTTTCACCATCCCGGCCCTTGTAGCGGCGGGTAGTGGCAAGCGCGAGGCGGCAGATTGCCAGCCCCTGCGCGTCGCTCGTCTTGGGGTCTCTCCCCAGGCGACCGAGAAGAATCACCTTATTTACTGATGCCATTGTTGTTCCTTCAGTTGTTCTTCAAAAAGTCCTTGAGTCGCTCAGCCAGCTGCTTATCTTCCTCGGAGAGTGACCCCGGATCCTTTGCGATATAGATCAGGTACCACTCGAAAAAGATCCGCCGGGCTTCTTCCCGTGTGAGCTCAAAGCGCGCGGTATCAGACATGGGCGGCTCCTGCGGCAAGCTGCTTAAGCTCAGAGAGCTGGGAATCGACCTCCGCGAGGAAGCCAAGACACTTCTGCTTCACATCGTCCAGCTCTTCGGCCTCCGGCCTGAAGCGGACGATAAAAAGTTGAAGGGCGCGGTATTCCCCAACAAACCGCGGGTCGTAGTCGACGAAGTCCACATACTCCCGCCCGGTGCAGAGGAGCTGTACACACATCTGCGGACGGTACTCAGGCGGTACGATCCCTTCTCTCACCCGGGCGAGGTGCGTGCTGGAGCAGGGACACTTGATCTCGAGAAGGCCTTTCCCGTCATCAAGGAATCCGTCAGGTGAGGCTCCGAAGAAGGGGATCGTCGGGTGCTTCACAAAGGGGGCATCCAGCACGATCGTCCCTGTGACCTCTTCATAGGCCGCCCGGGCGTCGTCCTCGTGCTCTGTCCCCCACTGCATGGCCGCGGTCGTAAAGTGCTCAACCGGAGCTCCAGTAATCCTCTCGATCAGGACATCCTGAAGAGCTTCGGCATAGGCCGCATAGGGCTTGCCGGACTTCTGACGCGGGACCACCTTTCCGGCCATAGAGGCCGTCAGGCACCCGCAGCGGGCATTGAACCACTCGATGGTCTGCTGATACTTTGAAGACATCACGCCTCCTTTATAGCTTGATCGGCGACACTGGCCCGGCGCTTCAGCTCGTCATGCCAGCCGGATTTCTGCAGCTCTTTCTTTTGGCTTGCGGTCATCGCTTTCCAGGCTTCGCTGTAGGCCGCGATCCCCTGCTGGGCGATCCTGTCGAGGCGCTCGACTTCAGCGGGGGAGATCGACGGCGCCGGGGCCTCGGCTGCTCCGGCCTGCACGGCGTTCCCGTCATCGTCGTCGTCAGACGAGATGCTGAGTACGGCAGAGAGGGAGTAGCGGCGGGCGTAGGTGATCGCGGACCCAAGAGCCTGAGCCGCGTTGCGGGAATCCTTCGGGAGCGGAATCGTGATCTTCCCGCCGGACACCCGGGCGCCGTCCCTGCTGGTCAGGATCGTGAGGCAGGACACCGCCCCCGGCTCGTTTTCGACATCCTGAGAGATGAAGATCCCCTGCGCGTTGAGGGATGGACGCACGGCGTCGAGAATCGCCTCAAGGTCTGCGTAGCGGGACTTGAAAGCCGGATTAACCCTGTTCTTGATCACCTTGCGGAATCCCGCCTGAGCCCGCGCGAGCGCTTCAAAGATCCCGCACGGTGGTACGGGTGTGCGCTGAGCGTCTGCCAGTGACGGCGCGGGGGAAGGAGTGCTCTCTTCGGGAGGGACTGGAGCCTCGCCCACGGTGAGGGAGGGAGTAATCGTCTCCTCAACACCGATGTCTTCCTTGCTGAGTTCAATGTCGTTCATTTGTCGTCCTTAGATGATGTGGATATCGAGGATCCCGAAGAAGGCGAGAAGCGCGGCTGTGATTACGAAGATTGAGAGGAAGGTGACAGCGGCTTCGAAGATCCATCCGAGGATCTCCTTAGCGGTGTCCTCCTCCATGAGGCTCTCGGTCGCTTCACGCTCGCGGCGGGCGGCTTCGTACTGGTCCATGATTCCCTCCTTATGTAAACTTTTAGTTTCTTTCAGCAACTCAAAATATACGCTTACCGTTAACGATAATCAAACGATACGTTTATAGTGATAACCCCTATATGTAAACGAAGCATAAAAAAGCCTCGCAAGTGCGAGGCTAGTGTTTTAACTGTTGTTTTTAGATTTTTCTAACAAGACAGGTCGTGACGACCCTCCCTAAAATTTTGAATCCACTTTCGATGTCTGGCGGCGAAAGCGTGTATGTCTGGTAAAAATGATTGTCACTGATGATGTTTAGGCTTTTGCCAACTCGCTGTATCCGTTTTATAAAAAGCTCGTCACTGAAAATAAAAGCAAAAATCGAATCCGTATAGACGGAGTTAACGCTTGTGTCAAGGATCACAAAGTCCCCGTCTTCAAGAGTGGGGCTCATGGAGTCTCCGCTTACACCGATGATGTTTAGTGCCCTAGGGTTTGCATCTCCGCAATGTCGGGACACCCACGGTCGATTTACTTGAATCATCTGGACAACGGCTGCATTTGATAGCTCTCTCCCGTTGCCGCAGGAGGCTTTTACGTCCATTAAAGGGATACTTACCCAGTCCGCTGATACCAATGATTGATGAGCCGGGTCGTCCACTCTCCCCGTTATTAACCAAGAAGGGGAAACCTGAAGAGCCGCGCACATTCGCTCTACTTCATCAATCCCGGGGCGGTTCCTGCCAGACAACCAAGCCGAAAGTGCTTGAGGGCTGACATCTATTTTTCTGGCGAAAGACGCTTGCGATAAGCCCTTTTCATCAAGCAGCGCTCGAACGCGATTCATAAGAGATGAGGCGGTCATTTAAATTCTCCCGTTTTGGCGGATAAAGATTAACGCAAAGTTCACATTAAACAAAATAAAGCGTATACTTTTGGTGTACATTAGAAATGGAGAATTTAATGGATACGTTTACGCGAGCAATTGAAGGGGCGGGGTCTCTCGCCGAACTCTGCCGTCGCATGAGCAGAGTACCTGATAGCGCCCCCGTGACCCCTCAGGTTTTTTCTGGATGGAGACGTAGGGGACAAGTCCCTGAGAACCGAGTCTGGCAGTTTGCTGAGGCTTCGGGGATCGCCCCGTGGGAAATCCGCCCCGATATTTTCGACCGCCCTGAGATTTACCTTTCGAAAGTCGCAAAGATTGCGGCTAAGTGAGGGCTCTCATGAGCTTTGAGTGCGTCTCCCAAATTCTTAATAGCGACCTCACTAACGGTACTGAAGTAGCCGTGTTGGTCGCGCTTGCCCACTGCTTGAACGAGCAGACGGGGGATTGCTTCCCGTCTACGGAGACGATTTCTCGTCTTGCTAGGCGCTCTCCTCTCGTAGTGCGAAAAGCGCTTAAGAGGCTTACCGATCTTGGATACATCTCTCAGAGCCAGTCCCCCGGGGCTAAACGCTTCTTCTCTATACACCTCGACAAAATAACCGCCTTTGAAGGGGGTAAAGAACTTGAAGGGGGTAAAGAACTTGAAGGGGAGGGGGTAAAGAACTTTAGGGGGACCCCGTATAAAAGTTTAGGGGGAGGGGGTAAAGAACTTTACCCCGAACAAGGAAGTAATAAGGAAATTAATAAGGAAGTTAATCAGGAAGATCTACCTCCCCCCTCGCCTTTGGCGAAGCGGGAGGCACAGACACACCGCTTCTCGCTATCCGAGATACCGGATGCGTCGAAAGAGAAAACCAGACAGGCATTCAAACCTCCGGAGCTCGGCGTCGAGCTCACCGAGTCCGCTTTCAGAGACTGGATGACGGTACGCAAGGCAAAGCACTCACCGCTCACTGAAACCGCGTGGAAGCACTTTAAAGCGCAGGTCCTCAGATCCGAGCTGAGCATCCAGCAGGCGGTAGAGCTTTGTGCGACCAAGGGATGGATTTCTATCAACGCTGAGTGGCAGGCGGTTAAGGACTATCAGGCTGAATTCGATTCTCGCTCCAGCAATGACAGGAAGGTCGATTTTGTCATCAAAGCTCTGGGGCTGACTGACAACAGGAAGGAAACTGAAAAATGACAGGCTTCAAGTACGAAGGCTCCGACGTCAAAAAAATCAGTGAGCAGCTTTTGGGGCTGGCCGATCTTCTGGACGGAAGACCCCCATCAGAAAAGGCACTGCTTCTTTGGCTTTCTTGCCTTGAAGACGAAGTCCCCGCATGGGCGGCTATCTCTGCGCTTACCGACTGGCCAAAGAGGCACAGCAAAATGCCGGCACCGGCCGACATCGTGAAGACTGCCCGGGAAATCCGAGAACGCGCTCTGGAGAAAAAGACCCACCAGGCCAGCGCCAGTGAAATTTCTGTCGCTGAAGTGCGCCCTGCGGATCCTGCCATTGCCCGGGCTGTCGACCGCAGCCTTAAGGCCATCAGGGATCTGGGGGCGCGCCCGAAAGACTTTTGGGAGTGGGAGGGGATCACCGCGATTGCCGCGGGTCGTCCGCTTTCTGGGATAAAGCGGCGCTACCTCGAGACTCAGTACGGGGAGAAGCTCGGGGATCCTGCCTTCCTCAGATCCATCACGGGCAAAGTCCGGTCGAGGCTTTACCTTGAGGCTCACCTGCCGAAGCCAAGCGATGCCCTGCCCGATGAAATGTGGGAGGCGCAGGCATGATCCCAGCCAGTTTCGTTTCCTACACGCTCACGCAGCCAGTCGCCAGAGTCGCCGAGATAGCCGATGCCAAGGAAAAGGCAGCCAAAGGCAAGGCCGCCAGGATCCTGGAGACCGAGCGGAGGCTCCTTATGGAGAATCTCCAAAGATGCGAAAAGCACTTCCGGAAGGTGTCGGCATATATCGAGACGAGGCGTGAGCTCGTCTCCCGCTCCATGGGCGTGAGGATCCTTCCGGACGCCATCTCGGCAGATGTCTGGGAGTCTCTGGATACTCTCTGCAGGAGTATCCCGGTGAAGCACCTGGAAGCCCGGCTGAAGGTCTCGAAGCGAATTCTCGCGGGCGCGTACGAGCGCAAGGGGATGTCCTTTCCTTCTGTCCACTCAAGGCAAGTGGTCCCGGATGCCTCGTGGGTGAAAACCGACAGCGATGCCAAAAAGTACATCAAGGAGCTCAGGGCTTTGCCCGGCGGATGCAATAAGCGCCTTCCAGATGTGATCCGAGGGCACATAGCGCGAGCGGCGATGACGCTTCCTATCCCGGATGTGGCTGTCCGATTCGGGATTTCCAAGCAGTGTGCGAGCGAAATCCGGAAGGAATTCAAGGAAAAGCAGGAGGAGAAAAGTGAGTTTTGAGTTTGGCTTCCAGGTGCCGGGTAAAGCGAGAGGAGCCGCCCGGCCTCGGTTCATGAGGAACGGTCACACCTATATCCCGGATGAAGACCGACGGTACCGCGCTTTCGTCCAGTCAATGGCGAGAAAGGCGATTGCCGGGACGCAGTACACAGGGAAAGATGCGCTCTCTTTTGCGGTCGATATCCTTGTCTGCTGTAAGGTACCCGTCTCATGGACCAAGGCAAAGAAAGCAGCGGCGCTCCGGCAAGAGATTTCTCCCGGGAAACCAGACGCCGATAATGTCGCCAAAATCGTCTTAGACAGCCTCAACGACATCGCATGGGTGGATGACAGCAAAGTGTCCATCCTGATCGTCAGGAAGCAGTACAGCGACGCCTATGAGGGTATCCGGGTATGGGTGGAGGCAGAACCAACAGACAGGAGAGATACGTGATCGAAGACCGAGACCTGGACGCGAGACTCGAAAACTGGTCGAGAGTCTACCGTGACAGACCGAACCGGCGCAGCCAGCCGTCAGTGATCGTCCGGCTTATTGCTCTTTATGGCGAGCCGGATCCAAAGGCCTACTGGCGGACGGCGGAAATGCCGGATGAGCCAAGACCGCCGAAAGATGAGACCGACGCGGCGCTGATCGAGAGGGTGCTATGCTCGCCGCTTTTCCCAGAGCGATACCGGCTTATCATCTGCGGTCTTTATCTCTACCCGAAAGTCCCTGTCTGCAGAATCCGGAGGAAGCTTGGACTTGGGTATAAAGCCTTCAGAGAAAGGCGTCGGCGGGCTGAAGTCACCCTTCAAAATATTTTGACTTTCTATGAGAATGATATAAAATATACTCATCAGTAAGCGGAAGACGCGTTGAAGTACATAGGGGAGTGCCATTGAGGCACCCACTCGTGTATCTATAGAAAATGAACCCGAAGAGAGATCTTCGGGCTTTTTTATTGCGTTGAGGGTGGCGATGAGGCGTGATTGGGGCATTATCAGAAGCTTGCTATCCAAGATTGAAGCAGAAACTCTCGCTGAATTCGTCCTGGGCCTGCATAGCGATGTCATGCTCGGTGATGGGGATAAAGTCTTCGAGTCAACCGTAGCCAGGTACCTGAAACTTTTATCAGAATCCGGCTATGTTCGCGGAATAGGATTTGCCAGATTTACTCCGGGGAACGTGAGCTACGTCCGTATTGAACCGGAAATGGCTATGGCAGGGTATGACCTCCTTGAGGTTCTACGGTCAAAAACGGTTTGGAGGAGCAAATAGGTTTCTTGTACGGTTCGCGCGCGAGGAAACAAATGAAATTTGCCAATGAGTATTCTGAATTACGCGAATCCGAAAAGAGATTTATCAGGTTTAACGACCTGATTCCATTCGTATTTTTCGATGATACAAAAGATAGGAACGGTGCATTGCACTCCGACAAGAATGGCCAGTTTGTAAGCAAAGAAGGAACAGCAGAAAAATGTACGCCAAGAAATAAAGAGCCTAGTGAAAATAAAAAGTTTGACGAAAATAAATACAAAGAGTTACTCGGCGTCGAGTTCAAGGGTGTCAAACGTCGAGCGGCGGTAAGAAAACTCATCAACGAAAAGAAAGGCCATGGCAATTAGAAAGTTCCAGAAAACAATGGGTGGGCGGCCATCGGCTTACGGTCCAGAGATGGCTAACAAGATTCTCTCTCTGATTAGAGAAGGAAAGTCCGAGGCAAAGATATGCAAAATGCCGGGCATGCCAAGTGCAGAAGCTTTAAGACTGTGGAAGAAGAAGTATCCCGACTTTCTTGCGGCCACAATCGAAGCTAGGCGGTTCAGTGCTGAACTCTACAACGATCGGCGCATGGACCTGGTTAAAGAGCTTATAGAGAAGACCCAGCTCCATGAAAATGAGGGAATCAGCTTCCCCAAGGGTGTTGTAGACGGCTACAAGGTAGCTATGCAGGAGCTGGCCAGAGAAGCTGCTATTCGTGATGACCACCGCTTCAGCGACCGCCAGAAGGTGATCGCAGAGGTTAATTCCGGCAGCGTCGGGGACGGCATGGATGCGGTTTACGCCAAAATGCGGGAGGCTGTCGAGGCCCATAAAGATGCCGGTAAGTAACCCCTTTGCTGAGATCTGGAGGCCGCACCGCTACAAAGTGTTCTATGGCGGCCGCGGATCGGGCAAGAGCTGGGCCGTGGCCGAGGCCTTGATTGTGATGGCCGACATGGCAAGGCTCCGTGTTCTTTGCTGCAGGGAGATTCAGGCCTCAATCCGCGATTCTTCCTACCAGGTGCTGAAGGATACGGCCTACAGGCTCGGCATCGCCGACCGCTTCGATTTCCTCGAGGCAGAAATCCGCAGCAAGGAAACAGGCAGCAGGTTCATATTCAAGGGGCTTTCCCACAACCAGTCGCTCAAGTCTACTGAAGGCATTGACATCGCCTGGGTGGAAGAGGCCCAAACAGTTTCAGAAGCGTCATGGTCCGTCCTGATCCCGACGATAAGAAAGCCGGGGTCCGAAATCTGGATCACCTTCAACCCCCTGAACGCAGACGATCCGACGACGAAAAGGTTCATCGAGAACCCGCCGCCGGACGCCTGCGTTCGCAAAGTCAACTACGACGAGAACGCCTACTTCCCAGACGAGCTCCGAAAAGAAATGGAGTTCCTGAAGAAGTCGGACTACGAAGCCTATCTGCACATCTGGGAGGGGTATCCAAGAACGATATCGGACGCCCAGGTGTTCAAAGGCCGCTATGTTGTCGAAGACTTTCCGGACGATCTTTGGAAGAAGGCGGACAGGCTGTTCTTCGGCGCCGACTTTGGCTTTGCGAACGACCCGAACACGCTTGTCCGCTGCTTCATCCTCGATGGCCGCCTCTACATTGACTACGAGGCGTATGCGGTCGGGGTGGAGCTCGACGAAATGCCGCAGCTCTACGAATCCGTCCCGGGGTCGCACGAATGGCCGATCAAGGCCGACTCGGCCAGGCCTGAGACCATCAGCTATCTGGCAAACCGGGTCAATCCGCCTTTCCGGATCTCGGCCGCAACGAAGTGGCAGGGAAGCGTGGAGGATGGAATCGCCTATCTGAAGAGCTTCGAGAAGATCGTCATCCATCCGCGATGCAAACACGCCGCGGATGAGTTCAGGCTCTACTCGTATAAGGTTGACAAGACCACAGACGAGGTTCTTCCGATCATTTTGGACAAGTCGAACCACATTATCGACGGGCTTCGCTACGCCCTTGACGGCTATATCACGAAGCCCGGGCTGAGTAAGTGGGCCGCTTTAGGACGGATGCAATGAGCAGAACCAGCGCAAGAAACATAAAAAAGTCCGCGGCCAAAAGGCTGTTTCTGGACGGGGTGATCAATCCCCTGCTCAGGATCGGCAGCCAGAGCCGCAACACCTTTGCTGCGACCCATTACGTTCCGAGGTTCGAGTCTCTCGATCGCTCCCAGCTCGAGTGGGCGTATCAGGGGTCGTGGATCTGCTCCCTCGCGGTGGACATCATCGCCGAGGACATGACCCGCGAGGGCATAGACATCAAGTCCGAGAATCCCAAGGTTGTGGACCGGCTGAACGCCGATCTTGACGACTGGCGGGTGTGGGACTCCATTGCGGACGCTATCAAGTGGGCCCGGCTCTACGGCGGGTCCGTCGCCGTCATGATGATCGACGGGCAGGACATGAGCCAGCCGCTCGCCGAAGTCCGAAAAGGGGTGTTCCGCGGGCTGTACGTTCTTGACCGCTGGCAGATACAGCCCTCAAGCGAGCTCGTTCAGGCGCTTGGACCCGATTTCGGAAAACCCGAATACTACGAGGTCCTGCAAAAGGAAGTCGGCGTCAACATCCCTGGCAACAGGATCCACCATTCGAGAGTGATCAGGCTCGACGGCCGGAGGCTGCCATTTAACCTGAGGCAGGCCTATCAGGGGTGGGGCGCCTCCATACTCGAGGCCGTCATTCCTCAGGTTCAGATGTTCGACCTTGCGACGCAGGGCGCAGCTCAGCTGATCAGCAAGTCGTACCTGCGCTACTACAAGGTGCAGGGGCTGCGGGACATCCTGACGAACAGTCTCGCCCGCGACGGTTTCCTGAAACAGATGGACTACATGAGGGAGTTCCAGGGGATCGAGGGTCTGACCATCGGCGACAGCACCGATGAGTTCCAGACGATGCAGTACTCGTTCACGGGGATCCCGGACATTCTGCTGCAGTTCGGGCAGCAGATCTCCGGCGCCATCGGCGTTCCCCTTGTGCGCCTGTTTGGGCAGTCTCCGGCGGGATTCAACTCAACCGGAGAGTCGGACCTTCGGATCTATTACGACAACGTGAAGCACGATCAGGACTCCGACCTGAGGCCGGGCCTGAAGAGGCTGCTTCGCGTCATGTATGAGTCGGCCTTTGGTTCGGCGCCGGACGCCGACTTCGGCTTTGAGTTCAAGAGCCTCTGGCAGATGACGAACGAGCAGAAGTCCCAGGCTGCGCAGGGCCTTGCCGGTTCGATCATTCAGGCCCTTCAGGCCGGCGCCATCCCGACATCAGTTGCGATGAAGGAGCTGAGAAAGCTGTCCGACACGATCGGGCTCTTTGGTTCGATCAGTGACGAAGACATAGATGCCGCCGAAGAGGCAGACAACGGGATGATGCCGCCGGAGGCCAAGTTAACGGAGGATCTGTTAAATGCCAAACCCGAAAGCGTTCCGGGAGCAAACCAAAACGGCGCAGCTGTTGGCGTGGTACCAAAAGCGCCTCAAGCGGGTGGCCCGACAGGTGGACCGAATCGCCCGTGACTACTCCGCCGCCGCTGACCCCGTGAAGGCCGCCTCTGAGATCCAGATGCGGCTTTTTTCATACGCGGACGAGATCGACGCCTGGGCGCACGAGATATCGGGAATCATGCTCAAGCGGGCCGGAGCGGCCGACTTCGAAACGTGGAAGCTGGTGGGTGGAGAACTCTCGGCAGAAACAAGAAAACGCCTGAAGGACGCGCTGACAGGGAAGGCCTACGAGGATCTTCAAAACCTTCAGGTCGACCTGATCAAGTCTCTTCCAAGAGAGGCCGCGGAAAAGGTTCAGGAGATGGCGCAGCGCAGCCTCATGACGGGCGAGCGCTTCGCTTCTTTCGCCGAGGACATAAAGCGGCTCGGGCCCATCACGATGAGCCGGGCGATCTGCATCGCAAGAACCGAGACGGCAAGAGCCAGGACGTCTTACACACAGGCAAGGGCGCAGGCCGTCGGGTCTACGCACTACATCTGGCACACGGTAGGTGACGGGGCGGTAAGACCAAGGCATCGGCAGCTTGATGGGACGATACAGTCCTGGAACGACCCGCCGATCACGAGCGAGCCGGGTCAGAAGATCGTTCACTCTCATCCTGGCCAGCTGTGGAACTGCCGCTGCTGGGCAGAACCGTTGTTTCCTAAATCGAAGTACGAATCATGAAGTTTAGAGATGGAAATTTCCTCACAAGCGAGCGGCTGAGCCCTCACAAGGAGCTGACTCCGGAGGGGTATCTGCTCTGCCGGGACGTTCCGATCTCGAGAGTCGGCACATTTGACTACACGGGCGCGGACGTCTCGATGAACGCCCCTGTCGTGCATGTCGGCCGCCCGGCAGAAGAGCTGTTCAAGCCCGAGACGATCGCGAGCTTTGAGGGCAAGCCAATCGTGATCGGGCACGACACCTTTGCGGACCCGGAGACGTGGAAAAAGATCTCCATCGGGCACGTGCAGAACGTGCGGCGGGGCGAAGGTGACGAATCCGGCCTTCTTCTGGCCGACCTTCTTGTCCTGGACAAGAAGGGAATCGACTTGATCGAAAACGGGACGCTCTGCGAAATCTCGTGCGGCTACGACGCGAATTTCGTGCGGGACGGCGCCGATTCCGGTCATCAGGTGGGCATTGTGGGGAACCACGTTGCTCTTGTTAATCAGGGGCGGTGTGGCCCCGTTTGTTCTATTGGTGATGGTTTTATGAACGAACCTAAATCTAGTTGGAAGACTATGCTCCGCCGCCTCTTCCGTGACGGCGATGAGGATAAGTTCAATGAAGCGCTCGACAAGGTCGACGTTAAGGATGCTGATCCGGAGCCTGCTGCGGAGCCCGCTCCGGCTCCCGCGCCTTCTCCCGAAGACCGAATCGCAGCGCTCGAGAAGGCGGTGGGAGAGCTGACGGCCTTTGTCCAGAAGCTGCAGTCCGCAGAGGCAGCCAAGGAAAAGCCGGAGCAGGCTGCGGATGAAGAGCCTGCCCAACCGGAACCCGATCCTGAAGCGGCTCCGGTTGACGAGACCGTTCCAGCCGAGGAGTCGCAGGAAGTTCTCGCTGACGCAGAGGATGTCTGCCCGGGCATCAAGAAGCCCGCGGCTGACGCCAAGACCGGCGGCTTCTCTAAGGATGTTCTCAACCGCCTCCGCCGCCAGGCCCTCAAGGCCGCAGGCGTGAAAGAGTTTGGCGACGCCGACACGCTGGACGACGCCTCTTTGGCGATTGCGTTCAAGGCTGCTGCCGAACTGGCCCGCGCCAAGAACAACCCGGTCGCTGTCCATATGGCCGATCAGGCTCCCCGCTCAACGAGCAATGCGGATCTCAACAAAAAGTTTGCTGAATTTTGGAAGGAAAAATAACCATGTCTCAGTTCATCGGCACCTCCATGACGCCCGGCTATGCAGGCGACCTTACCCGCGGTCTTTTTGACGCGACCATTGAAACCAAGGTCAACGACGGAACCGTCAAGGCTTTCGGCGTGCCCGTCAAGCTTTCGAGCGGCAAGGCCGCAGCTGTGAGCGCCGCCTCCGATGCCGTCTACGGCTTCTCTGTGCGCGAATACGGTCAGGCCGACAACGATGGCGTGCAGGAAATGGAGCTCGTCTCCGTTCTTCGCCGCGGCTACATCGCTGTCACCGTTTCCAGCGGCACGGCCGCTGCGGGCGGCCAGGTTTATCTCACTTCGACCGGTGCGATTTCCGCTGATTCCACCTCCAACACCGCCCTCTCCGGAGCGACCTTCATGGGCCCCGCGGATGCGAACGGTCTGGCTGAAATTGCCTTTAACATCTAAGGAGCACTTCCATGAAATTTACTGACTCTGAGATTCAGAGCACTGGTGCATTCCTTGTTGGCCAGCTTGAACGACTCGACCCCCACAATTACGACCCGATCGCCGAATTCACCTGGTCCCGCGACATGCCTCTGCGCGAGGATGTCACGATCGCAGACGAGGTGACTTCCTTCATCCTCACGAACTACGCGGGCGGCTTTGGCGGCACCGGCAGCGGCACCAAGAGCTGGATCCGCGGCGAGGCCACCACCCCGGCCCGCGTCTCCATTCAGATGAACAAGATCACTACCCCCGTTACCCCGTGGGGCATGGAGGTCGACTACACGATCTTCGATCTGGAAAAGGCCATGAAGGCCGGCCGCCCGATCGACAAGATGAAGCACGATGCCATGCGCATGAAGCACCAGCTCGATATCGACACCCAGGTGTACATGGGCGACACCGAGCTTGGGATTTCCGGCCTTCTCAACAACTCTGCTATCGCCAAAGAGAACGTCGGCGCTTTTGATGCTTCGACCACCACGGCTGAAAAGGCCATCAAGTTCTTCAACTCCGTGCTCGATGCAGCCTGGAAGAACACGGCCTACAACCGCATTCCGGACACCTGCCTGATTCCGCCCGCGCTGTTCTCGGCTCTTGCCTCCCAGCAGCTGCCGAACACGAACATGAATGTTCTGCAGTACGTCACCAGCAACAACCTGGCAGTCGCCAACGGCGGAAGCCTGACGATTCGCCCGGTTCGGTGGCTTGCTGATTCGAGCATTAACTCCGGTAAAGGCCGCATTGTTGCCTATACCCGCCGCGACGACGTGGTTCGCTTCCCGCTCGTTCAGATTCAGGCTCTGCCGGTGCAGTACCGCGACTATCGCCAGATTGTCCCGTACTACGGCGCCCTGGGCGGTGTGGAGTTCGTCCGCCCCGAGATGGTGTACTACGCCGATCTCGCGGACTAAGTGGAGGAGTTATGAAAAGGATCACTGTCAACGGCCCGGTCACGCTCCGGCTTAACGGTAAGAGGCTCCCTTTTGCCGCGGGGAAGGAGTACGTGGTCTCTGATGAAGTGGCCGGAAACAGCTACCTCAGTCAGTACATCCTGACCGTTTCCGACGTGAAGGGAAGAACCAGGAAGAAGGACGCGGCGGAGGCGAAAGATGACGGCTCTGACAGTTGATTCTTTTCGTTCCTCGTTTCCGGAGTTCACGGAAGAGCTCTATCCGGGGCCTTCCGTTGAAATCCGCCTGGCGCTTGCCGACAAGTTCTTTTCCGAAGACGTTTGGACAGACGAGGCCTTGCGAAATCACGTGATGGGCCTGTACGCGGCCCATTTCCTGAAGGCGCAGGGGTCGGGAGCGGCGGGAGGATCCGGGAATTCAGGAGAGGCATCCGGCGTGGTTTCCTCCAAATCCGTGGACGGCGCTTCCGTGTCTTTTGATACGGGTTCCGTAACGGAAACAGGGGCCGGATCGTGGAATGTCACGGCGTATGGACGCGAGCTTTACATGCTGCTCAAGATTTTTGGAGCCGGGGCGAGGCAGATATGAAGGTCAAGCCGTTCGCGTCAATAACGACGACCTCGCGCATTGATGAAGTGAAAAAGGCTGTAAATCGCATCAAGGGCGCTGCCGTTTTCGTCGGAATAGCCTCCGGCAGCAAAGGGGACGCCAGAAGCGACGGAGGACCGTCCGACCATGAGCTCGGGTTCATTCACGAGTTTGGAAGCCCGGCAGCCAACATCCCGGAGAGACCCTTTTTAAGGCCCGGCGTGAGGAAGGCGGCTCCGAATTACATCCCTAAGCTCAAGGCCGCCATGAAGGCCGGGCTGCACGGTGACGGGGCTGCGATGGAAAGGCTCCTCGAACAGGCTGGGTCCATCGCCTCCTCTGCGGTGAAGGTCGAGATGTCAACCGGGAACTTTGTTCCGCTCAAGCCTTCGACCCTTAGAAACCGCAACCGATCAAGGCTCACCAAGAGCAAGCGTGAAAACGAGATGAACGGAGTGAACGTGAGGCCCTTGATCAATACGGGATCCCTGCGGAACTCCATCGACTATTACGTGGTAAAGGGAAAGTGACATGGCTCTGCTGGATGTATCGGAGGTTATCGAAGACCCTCTTTTCACATCCCCGTGCGCCTTGATCAAGACGGTTGAATCGACCGATGCCAATGGGGAGCCTGCGTGGGCAGACGGGGAAACGGCTGAGATTAACGCCGTGGTCACCTCTGACCAAAAAACGATTGACCGTCTTCCGGAAGCCCTGCAGCGGGCAGGGACGATCATCGTGCGGTGCGTGTCCGACATGGCGCCGGAAGGATTCGGGGCGGCTTATGACGCCGTCTTGTGGCATGGAAAGCGATTTGTTGTCAAAGACTGCGCCGATTACAGCCAGTTTGGAAGAGGCTTTTTACGGCTCGTCTGCTGGCCGGAGGAGGCTGGCAATGGCCGTTATTGATTCAAGAACAGCGGGGGTCCTCACTCCAGTTGAGTCTTCGAACACGAGTGACCCAACAAACACGATCCGTTCATGGGTTGCGCAGATAACAGGCATCCCGCTCGACCATGTCAGGCGGAGATGGCTGCCAAAGCCCGGCACGAGGCCCGGGGTAGACGAGAACTGGTGCGCTGTGGGGTTCGAGTCTGTCGAAACACACGGGAACCCCGACCAGATCGACCGCAAGGGGGATCTAGAGAAACCCGAAAGCGGAGACGTGCTCCGGGTTTCGCATCAGACGTTTCGATTTGTAGCCTCGTTCTATGGCCCGAGCGCCGCTCTAAACGCCGATCTGTTTAGAGAAGGATCTCAGGTCTTTCAGAACCTCAGATGGCTCGAAAAGTTCGGCTTAAAGCTGCAGGGGTTCGACGGTCAGGTGCAGCGCCTGCCGGATCTTCTTTACGAACAATGGGTGGACCGTTGCGACGTGCGGTTTTCCGTCGGGCGGGCCGTCCGCAGGACCTTCGGCATCAGGGATCTCTGTGCCGTCGGCGATATCCAAATCAAAACAGATTCTCACAGTGAGGATTGAAAATGGCAATTGCAACCACTCTTCCGGTTTCGCGCGTGGTCAATGTCGCGGTCGAGATGTCGCCCACGGCGGCGGCTCTCAGGAACTTCGGCTCCTGCCTGATCCTGGGCGATTCCGACATCATTGACACCGACGAGCGCATCAGGCTCTACAGCAGCATCTCTGACATTGCGACCGACTTCGGGATTTCGTCCCGGGAGTACCTCGCGGCTCAGGCTTTCTTCAGCCAGTCCCCGCAGCCTACCCAGGTTTACATCGGCCGCTGGGCGAAATCCGCCACGGCTGGAAGGCTGCGCGGCAGGACGCTCTCAAGCGCTGAGCAGGACATTTCCCTCTTTACGGCCATCACCACGGGGACGCTCTCGCTTACGATCGACGGAGCCTCGAAATCGATGGCGTCAATCGACCTTTCCGCAGAAACGAATCTGAACGGCGTGGCCTCTCAGATCTCGTCCGCGCTCGGAGTTTCCGGGTCCTGCGCCTGGACCGGAGAGCGTTTTGTAATCACGTCTGCCACGACCGGCACTTCGTCCACCGTGGCCACGACAGACACCGGGACTCTGTCTTCCCTGATGGGCTTTGCGGGTTCTGCCACCTCTGTTGCGGGCGTGGCGGCAGAGTCTCTGGCTTCCGCAATCACCGCGCTTCTTGATTACAACACGTGGTACATGGTCTGCGTCGCTCCGGACGCGTATGATGATTCCATTGTCGGGGCTGCGGGGCTGATTGAAGCGGCTTCTCCCTCGAGAATGATCGGCTTCACGACTCAGAACTCTACGGAAATCGACTCGACAGCTTCTTCAACCCTCGGCTCCAGGCTGAAGGGCCTTGGGTACAACAGGACGATTCTCGTGTACTCGAGCGATTCTCCTGTGGCTGCCGCCTCGGTCTTTGGCCGCATGGCGACGATCAACTTTGAGGGAAGCAACACGACCCTGACCCTTAAGTTCAAGCAGCTCCCGGGCGTCACAGCGGAAAACCTTCGCAGCTCTCAGGCCGAGGCCCTGAAGTCCCATAACGTCAACGCCTTCTGCGCCTATCAGAATGACACGAGCATCCTCCAGGAAGGCATCACGTCCGGCGGATGGTTCATTGACGAAACGCACGGTCTTGACTGGCTTCAGAACAGAGTTGAGACGGATCTCTGGAACCTGCTCTACACATCGAAGAAGGTCGGGCAGGACGAGTCCGGCGCCACGGCCATCGTTTCCTGCGTTAACAAGAGCCTGGAGCAGGGCGTGACCAATGGCCTGATCGCCCCGGGAGTCTGGAACGGGGATGCCTTCGGAGCTCTGGAAAGCGGCGACACGCTCTCGACAGGCTACTACGTATACATCCAGCCTTTCGATGAGCAGTCCCAGTCCGACCGGGAGGCCCGCAAGGCCCCGCCGATTCAGATTGCTGTAAAGCTCAAGGGCGCCGTTCACTTCATCAACGTGACGATCACGGTTAACAGGTAAGGAGAGATTGGATGGCTACGTATTCTTTTATGGATGTGACCGCGACGCTGACGGGATCTACTGGCGTGATTGATCTCGGAGCCGGGTCCGGCGATTCGAAAGAAGGGATTTCCGTTGCGCTTGCCTCGTCCCGCAACACAATGACGATCGGGGCAGACGGGGAGGGAATGCACTCCCTGAAGGCCGACAAGTCGGGCACGGTGACGATTCGGCTGCTCTACACATCTACCCGCAACGCCCTGCTGCAGGCGATGTACGACGCCCAGGCTCTGTCTTCCAGCTCCTGGGGCAACAACGTGATCACGATTCGCAACAAAGGAAACAACGAGACCGTTGTGTGCCGCGGATGCGCTTTCCAGAAACAGCCCGACCGCACTTACGGAGAAGAGGGCGGCATTCTCGAGTGGGTCTTTGACTGCATCAAGATCGACACGGTCACCGGAACGTATCCTGCAGAGGCTTAAACAATGGAACCGAAGCACGTCACAATCAACGGCTCGGAATACGTCATCGGGCGGCTTGACTGCTTTCAGGCTCTCAATGTCTCCCGCCTCGCTAGTCCGGTCATTCCCTTCCTGTTTTCCGGGGTTGTGAAGGCTTTCCTTGAGCTGTGGAAGCAGCAGGCCGACAAGGAATCGAACGAGGATTTCGCCGGCCAGCTCGCAATCGCTCTCTCTTGCGCCCAGCCTCTCTTCGACCGGCTCGCAAAGATGCCGAAGGAGGACTTCAACGAAATTCTCTCGATTTGCCTGTCGTGCGTAGAGAAGAAGCGGGGCAAAACCTACGGAGCGGTCATCAATGAGGGCGTTCCGTTCGACGATGTCGGATCCGCAGATGTCCTCAGGCTCGCGCTTGAAGTGGTCGTGCGTGAGATCCGCCCTATTGGAGCCGCATTGTTCGGCATGGCTTCCGAACAGAAGCCTTAGATGCGGCCTGGGAAAGTGCCGACTGGTGGAGCCTGCCGAACGGCGAAGACTGGCTCCTGACACCTGTCAGAGAAGGAATGATCCGGTACGGGGATCTTAAGGATGGATCCCTGACCCTGGAGGATCTGTTCATCTTGAACACGTACCTGAGGAACGAGACTCACAACCGTGAGGTCGCCCAGCGCTTGAGGGAAAAGGAAAATGGCAGCTAGTGTGATTGAAGGGTTCCTCGTAAACCTCGGATTTTCCGTTGACAAGGACTCTCAGGCGAGGTTCAACGCCGGACTTCAGGAGGCTGAGAAGAAGGTCAGGCACCTCGGGTTGAAAGCCGCAGCTGCAGCTACAGCAATGTATGCGGCCTGGTATAAGGCGAGCAGCAAGCTTTCAACCGACTTCAACATCGCCCACTACGCCAACGCCTCCATCTCGGGGCTGAATTCTCTCCGCATGGCTTTCAAAGCCGTGGGAGCGGACGCCGGGATGGCTGACAAGGTTATCGGGACGATGGGGGAGCGCCTCCGCACGATCCCGGGCTACGCAGATCAGATCGAGAATCTGTTCGGCGTGGCCGTACGGGATGCGAACGGGAATCTTCGTGATACTACCGACATCGTAGCCGACATCTCTGCGGCGATGCAGGGCATGGATGATGCTACAGCGGCATCGATGGCGAGCGCTATTGGCCTGGGCGACTCGTGGCAGTACATGAAGAATCAGAATTTTCCTGGAGAGCTGCGGAAAGCGAAGGAACAGACCGCAGCCCTCGGGGGAGCGCTTGATTCGACAGCCGAATCATCCAACGAGCTGTGGAAAAGTCTCGGGAATTTGTGGGCTGTTTGCAAACAGGCTCTTACATATCTTGTCGGCTTTCTGAATAAAACTTTCGACATCTCCGGGATGGTTGACCGCCTGGCGAAGTGGCTAGGCGGGGACGGGATCAAAAACATAACTGCGAACGTTGCGGGCGGCATTCAGACAGTAAAAAATCTTTTTTCTGGAAAGATCGGCCTTACCGATGTTGTAAGCGATTTCAAGAAGAACGCTCAGACCGCTCTGAACGATCAGGAAGCAATGATCGCCAATAGCGCGGGGAAAAACAATATAGCGGGCGGCACTCCGGGTAAGGAACTCGAGCGTAAAGGAATCCCGGCGGCGGGTGAGGTTTCTTACATCGGAACGAAAGCTCCGAAGGGCGTACGCAACAACAATCCGGGGAACATTCGAAAGGACAAGCACTCCTTCCAGACCTACGGAACATTTGCGGAGGGTGTTGAGGCCCTCGGGAAACAGCTGAAACGCTACCAAAACTCCGGGGCACAGACTGTTGCGGACCTCGTCCGCACCTGGGCGCCGGCGAACGAAAACGACACTGTAAGCTATATCAAACGAGTTTCGCAGTACCTCTCAAGCCGCCTCGGGGCGAACGTTGGGGCCTACACAGCTCTTGATCTTCGTGATCCCCGCCAGATGCAGGCCATGATTGAAGCTATTACCCGTCAGGAAAACGGGAACGGCTACCAAAAGCTCATCATGGACCCATCGCTTCAGGATGAGATCAGGAGAGCCACGCAATTTACAGGTCGAAGCAGGAACTTCCACGAATGGGACAGGAGCAGGGTCGACAACAAGCTGACCGTGAATCAAACCATTTACGTTTCTGACTCTAATGCCGCTCGGAATATCGCCCAGACAACGAAGGCAGCGATCGCCGACGGCCAGAGGAGCATGATGTAATGCCTCTCGATTTCTCGACATTGAACAGTCTTCCGTACTCCATCGAAGCCCTTACGCTCGGGCGCAGGAGGTCGATCACGTCATCGGGGTCTGAGGCCATCGCCATCATTCCGGATGTAGTGATCTCTGAGGAGCACGACGATGAGGTTACTGTTACCCGGCACCCCGTGGATCAAGGCGCTCCGATTTCCGATCACGCTTATAAAAATCCCTCTGTGCTGAACGTCCGTTTCGGATGGTCGGATTCATCCCGCCTCATCAATTCGGTCTTAGATACCTCAATCCTACGGGGTTATCTGTCGACCAAAGAGGTATACGAACAGCTGTTAAAGCTGATGGACAACCGTGAACTGTTGACGGTCTCAACGGGTAAGCGGATCTATCAGAACATGCTGATAACAAAGTTGTCCACAAGTTCCACTGCCGATACGGAAAGTGCGCTGATCTGTGACATCACGTTTGAAGAAGTCATCATCGTTTCGGCCCAGAGCACGAATCTTTCCGAAGATGTGCAGCAGAACCCTGAGCGGACGGCCAGTCCGACAAACGGCGGTCAGAGACAGGCTGTAGAGACCTCTACGGTTCTCCAATTGCCATCCGATTATGGGAACGCATGAAAATGGTTCAGATCCCTTTGAGCTCCGGGGCGCAGTTTTTCAACATCGCCCTGGGCCACAGCTATTACACGTTGAAGCTCGCTTACCGGGATGCGGTCTACGGAGGTTGGTTTCTAGACATCCAGACACTGGACGGCGAAAGTCTGATCGAGGGGATCCCGCTTGTGTGCGGCGTCGATTTACTCGCGCAGCACCAATATCTGGGGCTGGGTCATCTCTATGCAATGGTGGGCGGCTTGTACACAGAAACTCCAACCTATGCCGACATGGGATCGAACCTGCAGCTCTATTGGGAGGATTCCTGATGAGCGGAGAAAGGCAATGGCTCAGGTATTTCCGGCTTGTGGTCGCTAAGGACGGGACGAACACCGCGGCCCTTGATTTGTCGGACTACCGAGTGGCATTCAGGGTGACTCAGGCCGCTGTGGGGCGCCCATGCACTGCCGAGATCAGCGTATACAACGTGTCTGACGACACTGCCAACCAGATCAACGCTCCGACTAACGAACGAATCGTAACGAACGGGAATAACGCCGAACATATCTCTGTCATCATCGAAGCTGGTTATCAGGAACACCATTCGGTCATCTTCAACGGTGACCTCTGGTGGAAATCCATGTCCCGGCTTAGCGAAACCGACACGTGCCTGCGGCTTATAGCAGCGACAGGCAAGCGGGCGCACAAGTACTCAATCGTTGATTCTTCTCTGCCCGCCGGTTCGTCCCAGTCTGATGTATTCCGCACGATCGCCCAGTCGATGAAGGATTATGGGGTTGAATCGTATGCGGATACATCGGGGCTGATGAGCACGAAGCTTCCCCGTGGAAAAGTTATGTACGGGATGGCCCGCGATGCAATGCAAAGCTTTGCCGACACGAACAATCTGGACTGGGGCTACACAAATAAGGGCTTGACAGCCTTTCAGAAGTCGCCTCGCCGGGGGCAGGGGAACAAGATCGTTATTTTGTCGCCATCAACCGGCCTTCTAGACCGCCCTAACGCGACACAGAGCGGTATCGAAGCCCGGACGTTGCTGAATCCCGATTTGGAGTTCGGAAACTACGTGCAAATTGATCAGTCGCTTATCCAGACCCCGGATTATTCAACCGAGTACAAGGCCGTCCAAGAGAATTATGCCGCCCGAGGAAAGGTTATTGCTGGTGACGGTTTCTACCAGATTCGGAGTCGGCAGCATGTGGGGGATACCCGGGGCGAAGACTGGTACACGGACATCATCGCCATAGGCGTTAACGAGGGGGCCGGGTTTGTCGAACCGGGCGTGTGGAACTTTTTGGCGAACATCCAATGATCTCAGAAAACGAACTCATCGAAGACCCCGTTCGGCAGTTCGAGCAGAATTTTACCGGGCGGCAGGCGATGATCTGGACAGCGCTGCCAGGGATCATCCAGAGTTTCAACGCCGACGCTCTGACGTGCGAGGTTCAGCCAGCCATTCAGGGTCGACGCGTCACGGAAACCGGCAGCGTGGAAATTTTGAATCTTCCGCTGCTTCTTGATTGCCCCGTTGTCTTCCCTCACGCAGGGGGATGCAGCCTGACCTTCCCGATCAGGACCGGAGATGAATGTCTCGTTGTTTTTTCTTCCAGATCCATCGACTTGTGGTGGCAAAGCGGTGGAGTGCAGCCTCCGGCCGAGCCGCGGATGCATGACCTGTCTGATGGTTTCGTAATCCCGGGGGTCTGGTCTCAGGCAAAGAAGATCGGAAGCGTTTCAACGGATTCGGTCGAGCTGAGAACGGACGACCGGGGAGCGTACATCGCTCTCACCCCTTCGAACCATCAGGTGACCCTTAAAACAAGCGGCAGTGCGGAAGCCTCGATCGGAGGAACTCTTTCTGCCGCGGTTTCGGGGACCGTGTCGCTCTCGTGCCCCAAGTTGACGATTGACTGTCCGGAAACGACCTTCACAGGCAAGGTGACCGTCTCCGGCGACATTGTCGGCGGCGCCCAGATCTACGACTCGACTGGAAAGATGCAGTCTATCCGCGACACGTACAACAGTCACACGCACAACGGTGGGTCCGCTCCAGACCAAAAGATGTAAAAAGTAATTTTTCATTTGGAAAGGCCCTGACGGACGAAAGTCCTTCGGGGTTTTTTTGTGCCAATGAGGAATGTGTCGCCGTGCTTTTCATAGACGATGTCTGCCAAATTGTTTTCATGGATGGAGCAGCTTTTGAAGCTAAACACCCAAGAGATAGTGGAGGGAAATTTTCCACTTTTGGTGCTGGTACCAGAAAATCAAAATCCCAGCTTAAGCGAGAGCACAAAGCGAAAACTCTCGAACAGTTCTATGGAGAGGAGATCAAGGGCAAGAATCTCAAAGGTCGTCGGGCGTTGTTCAAGATGCTTGAGGAACGGAAAGGTTTTATCCGCGGAGCATTTCACAGAGACGATATAGGCGACATCGACCTCGTCTGGGGCGATTCCGAGGCGGGGTTGGAACACATCATCCAAAGAAGGATGGATAAAGGCCAAAACCTGAAAAGGGTGCTTATGAATCTGTCAACTGCCATTCAAAACGGCAGACTCGAGAGAGCCGGAGAAAGAAACGGAAGTGTTGCAATTCGTTACGGGAAGCAGAGGGTGTGTTTGAGCACACGCAAAAAAGGAAGAGACATCAGCTTTGTGATCACGGCTTATGAGCTAGATGCCAAATAAGAGAGAAGCCGTCTGCCGGGCACTGAACGGCGGCTTTACGTGCGGGCAGACTTCCCGCGCACAACTCTCAAGGAAATTATATCCAAACGGGGCGTGAAATGAAGGTACGAAAGCTTGACTCAGGCGGCGACATGATGCTCGGGCACGGTTTGTCTGATTTCTTTCAGGACTCTCCAGAAGGAGTTGCCCAGAACGTCATGACCAGATTAAAGCTATGGCGCGGGCAGTGGTTCCTCGATACAAACGATGGCACACCCTGGCTGCAAGACATCCTCGGCAAGCACGAGGCAGTGGACATGATCATTCGGAACCGTATTCTGGGGACTCCAGGCGTTAAAGAGATCACGGAGTTCCAGTCGGTCCTTGACCCCGACACCAGGACGCTTTCGATTCAGGTCACGATAGACACGAATTACGGATCTACAGAAATTTCGGAGACGCTATGACGATAAGCAGCCCTGTTTTCACCGTTTCAGCGACCGGTATTACGGCTCCCAGCTACGAAGAGATCCTAGACTACTTCAAAACTAAAGCCAAAGGAATTTTCGGAGACGACATCAATCTCGACTCCGACACTCAGGATGGGCAGCTTCTGGCCATATTCTCTTCGGCAATCAACGACCTGAATGCCCAGGCAATCGCCGTTTTCAACGCCTACAACCCTTCTACAGCCGTAGGCGTTGCCCTAGACGGCGCCGTAAAGACAAACGGAATATCTCGCCATGAAGCCTCTCATTCGTCCGTAGACCTCACGATTATTGGGCAGGCCGGGACGGTCATCACAAATGGATACGCTCTGGACTCGGCAGGGAACAGGTGGAATCTTCCTGAGACTGTGAGTATCCCGCTTTCAGGCGAAGTCGTAGCCACAGCGACAGCCGATTCAGAAGGCGCAATATCGGCACCCGCGGGATCTATCACAACAATTGGAACACCAACGCTCGGGTGGCAGTCCGTCACGAACAAAGCGGCAGCTGTCGAGGGATCGGCGGTTGAGTCTGACGCAGAACTTCGCTACCGCCAGACGCTCTCCACGATGCAGCCCACAATGGGTCTGTGGGATGGTCTTGTAGGATCCATTCAGCAGCTGGATGGTGTTCAGTCTGTGGCAGGGAGACACAACGACACTGGAAGTGAGTCAAGCGAGGGAATTCCCGCTCACTCAATCGCCGTTGTCGTTTCAGGCGGCGCGGCCGATGAGATCGCGGAGACTATATATAAGAAGAAGAGCCAGGGAGTTTCTACCTACGGTTCGACGACGGTCGAGTACATAGACTCCCTGGGCAACGTGAACGAAATCGCGTTTTCCCGCCCGACTGATGTCGCAATCACCATTGCAATCACCCTGAAAGCAACAGACACCTGGCTCACGACGAACGAGGACGATGTCAAAACTCGTCTCTCAGCCTACATCAATGGCTTAGCTATAGGCGAGAAGGTTGACATCATGAAATGCGTATCGGAAGTCGTCCGGGACGCTGACATCTACGACCCGGATTTTTATCTCGAGAGCATAACGCTGAACGGCTCGGCGGCCTCGGTTGATATAGCGTGGAATGAGAAGGCTTCGACTTCTGCTGACAGCATCACGATCACCGTGGAGTAACAGATATGGCGAGCCAGAACGAATACACCGAACTGATCGCCGGGGCGCATCGCGAAAAGCCGCGCTTCACGGAGTGGGTTTATCAGCTCACTGAGCCTGTCGCTGAGGCCCGATCCAGGATGAAGCAATTCGTCCGGGACTTCGATATTGATTATGCGGTTGGCAGCCAGCTCGACGCAGTTGGGGTGAGGGTTGGTGAAACAAGAAAGCTTGCGCTGAAGATTACGGATGTCTTTTTTGCATTTGATGACGTTGACGGGGTGGGGTTTGACCTCGGGGTCTGGCAGACAGCTCGTGATGACGCCTATGGCATTACGGTTCTTTCGGATGAGATCTATAGAATCGTCCTCAAAGCAAAGGCCGCGATCAACCAATACACGGGCCGCAACGAAGATCTCATGGCCTTGATTGACCAGATCTCAACGGCGTTTGGCGTCACAACGGCACAGATCGCCTATGTAGACACTCAGGACATGAGAATCACTGTCTACATCGACAAATCGCGGGGCCCTCCCATTGTCTGGCAGATTTTATCAAACAGAATCATCGCTCTTAACAACGCTGGCGTTCTGGAAATAATAGAGAACGGAGTTGCCGGAAATTTGGCAGCAACGGATAGAACGCTATTGACGGACGACAGCGGAAATCTGCTCTACATCGATATTTCATCTTCTTGAGGTAGCACATGGCAGAAAACAAACTGGTCCCGTTCGCGAACGGGGCTTCGGCAAATGTTGTCGATGAAACCACTTGGCAGGGCAATTCGCTCTCGGCAGTGAGGACGACAGGGTTCCAAAGCGGCATCGCCAAGTCCGCCCAGGTAAATCGCGTTTTGGCTCAAGGCGCCTCGGCTGGTTATGCCATAGGGGAACTGATCAAAGACTACGCGGCCGAGGACGCAACTATCGACGCATCCGCCCTGTATACCGGGTTCGTTGATGCCCTGAAGGCTTTGTCGAAACAGGCAGTCATAGATGTCGTTTTCCCTGTCGGATCGGTCTATATCTCAACGGCTTCAACCAATCCGGCAGAGCTGTTCGGCATCGGAACATGGGAGCGAATCGGCGCGGGCAGAACCCTGATCGACGCCGGCGGCTCCTTCGCGGCGGGGACGATAGGCGGGGCAGACTCTCACACGCTGACCGTGAACGAGATGCCAGCGCACAGCCACTCGGCACAGGCAACAGAGGCCGGCGGCCATACCCACACCCGCGGGTCGATGAATATCGTTGGCGGATTTGGTGCTGGTTTGTATACGAGGTACTTCACTCAGGAGTCTGGAGCCTTCTATGCGAATGAAGTTCCGGGCGCCAAGGGTATGGATGACGGCAACAGTATGAAGTCGCACTACCAGATTAATTTTGACGCTTCCCGGGCGTGGTCGGGCGAGACTTCATGGCAGGGCCAACATAATCACGCCGTCAGAGTCGACAACACGGGCGGCGGGCAGGCTTTCTCGACCCGAAACCCGTACCTCGCGGTCTACATCTGGAAGCGCACGGCTTAAAGGAGAGCTTGAATGGCAGTCATCAAAGTATCTGATCTTCCGCAGAAAGCGACGCTCGACTCGGACGACAAGATTGTCGGTTACAGCTCGACAGGGGGAACCTCGCTCCTTCTGGGTTCGGCCTTCAAGGCGATCCAGACGGCCGCAGAAACAGCAGCTTCAAATGCCGCCGCGAGCGAATCGACGGTAGCGTCAGAAAAATCGGAACTCGAATCAGAAATTGCGACCGCAAAGACAGACATTTCGACTGCAAAGATGGATGCTGTTTCGGCGATCACGACAGCACAGACCACGGCCACGGACGCTATAGCGTCAGCTAAAACCACAGCCGTTTCGGCTGTGAACTCGGCAAAATCGACCGCTCTTTCAGACGTTAGCGCTCAGCAGACCACATCAGTCACCGCGGTTAAATCTCAGGGCGACACCTCTGTTGCAGCCGTACAAAGCGCCCAGATCACGGCAACTGATGCGATCACAACAGCTCATACCACGGCTGTTAGTGCCGTACAAGCCCAGGAAGCGGCGAGCATTCAGTCGATCGAAACAGAAATTGAGACAATTGATCTCGGGGAACTGTCATGAAATCCAAGTATCTGCAGCTTCGCGGCGGGACAAAGGCCAAGAATGACGCGTTCACCGGCAAGAACCGGGAGCTGACGGTCGATACGGACGAGAAGCGCCTCCGAGTCCATGACGGCACAACCGTTGGCGGCCATCCTGTTGCGAAAGCATCCGAGATCCCCACAAAGACGAGCGAGCTTGAGAACGATGCTTACGAGACGAAGACCAGTCTCAGCAAGCTCTCACAACTGACGGATGACGTGGGGTACTGGACGAAAACAGGCCTCACAAAACTCTCCCAGCTCACAAACGACAGCGGGTATCAGACAGGGCATTGCACCTACTGCACCTACTGCACTTTTTGCTCGAACTGCACATGAGGTTTTAGATGCCTTTAAAAGAAATCTTGTGGAAGGGCGGAACTGCGGCCAAGAATAACGTTTACACCGGAGAGCCTGGCGAAATCACCATCGATACGGACAATCACCGCGTCAGGGTACACGACGGGGCAACCGCCGGAGGAACGGCGCTGGCTCTCAAGTCCGACCTGCCGACCAAACTGTCCCAGCTGACCGACGATGTTGGAGTGTGGGCTAAGGGTGCGCTTACAGCGCTTTCTCAGCTTACGGACGATGTTGGATTTTGGAAAAAGACGGGCCTGACCAAAATCTCTCAGCTCACGAACGACAGCGGTTTTCAAACCGGGCACTGCTCGTATTGCTCTTACTGCTCGTACTGCTCTCAGTGCAACAACTGCTACAACTGCAACACGGTGCAATGCACCACGGTTCAATGCGCCACGGTTCAATGCAACACGGTCAAATGCAACACGATAAATTGCGACTGTAACTGCACGGACGACAACTAAGGAGCGGCGATGGTTAAGAAAATTCTTTTAAAGAGAGGAACGACCACAGCCACGGCCGCATACACGGGAAAAGTTCGCGAGGTCACCATCGACACTGATAAGAAAGTCCTTGTTGTGCATGATGGAGAAACAGCTGGGGGAACGGCGCTCGCGAAGCTCTCCGCCCTCCCAACCAGCCTGTCCAAGCTGACCGAGGACAGCGGGTTGTGGACAAAATCAGCGCTCACCGTAGCCATGCTTACGGATGATGTTGGCTATTGGAAAATGGCAGACCTGACCAAGGTAAGCCAGTTGACCAACGACAACGGATACAAGACAGCGCACTGCTCCTATTGCAGCCATTGCACCTACTGCTCTAACTGCGGGCGCTGCAATAACGTCCAGTGCAGCCAAGTTCAATGTTCTAACTGCAATCAATGCTCGGATTGCAAGCAATGCTCAAACTGTCAGCAATGCTCCCGATGCGATGCGAGCGGAAATTGCGCCAGTTACTGTGATTGTAACTAACAAGATTTGAGAGGAAACACCATGCATCTTCGCCACGTTGTTGCAAAAAAACTCCCCTTCCCTGTGATTTCTGTTGCCATAGACGATACCAGGGCTGTTCTTAGGCTCCTTTACGAAAGAAACGCAGGCTTTGTTTCGGAAAGCGCGTCCGAGGGGGATGCCGACGCCCTTAAAACAACCGCACGGCTCGCTTCTTCATTTTTTGGTAGCAGGGACACATATTATGAAATTGACGGCAAGCAGTATTTTATCTACGCCGAGAGTATTCTCGACAAGACCAGCCCCATCTATTCTCGCAACTGGGTTCCGGGTGCGCACTACTCGTTCCATTTGGATCCTGCTCGCGGCATTTTCATAGATGTTCGCCCGGAATTGTCGTACCTCAGCAAGCGAAATTCCGCAGACTATGCGAAGTACGCCGGGGGGATGTGGTTATTCGACCTGTGGGTCACCGACCAGACGGCTCCGGTTTCTGAGTGCAATCGTTCGATCACTACTGCTCCGGACACGATCCTCGTTTCCAACATTACGGATCTGGGCGAGGACTGGGACGCCGATGTGGTCATGAAGGGCGATCAGTCCAAGTGGCTGAATCTCGGGTACGAATTGACGCCTGACGCCGAAGAGGTTGCCCCTGACGGATGGGTGACCTATACGCTGAAGCTCCTTGATGGCAAAACTGGCGACCTTATGACCAACATTACGTGGGACGGGTTCATCGTCGAAGCGGTGGATGGGTACGCTCCGCGGCGCCGCGTTGAGATCAAAAACGGCGTGGGGACGTTCAGGCAGCAGGCTCTCGGGCTTCAGTCCGGAGAGACGATGCGGGTGAAGATCAACCACCGTTTCTATACGGGACGCGCTGAGCATACTGTCACTGTCAAATGAAATACTCACAGGTCAACATCTTGATCGGCAGCGCGTGCGATATGCATTGTCCGTACTGCCTGCAGAACTCCGGACGGTCTCCGGCTGACAAGAAGGCCGCTCCGCTAGAGTTCGCTGAGAAACTGGCGGCATATTTGGATGGAGCCTCGCCGGAGAAGCTCATGCTCTGGGGCGGCGAGCCGATGCTCTACTGGAAGGCCATCCGGGCGATGCATTCCAGGCTCACCGAGCTCGGCATCCGGGCGGCTGACGGCAAATGCATCGTGACGACGAATGGCCGTCGCATTTCGGACGATTACATTGAGTATGCCAACATCCATCCGGATATTTGGACGACGGTCAGCTGCCACGGTGGCGGGTTCACCGACGCGCAGCTTGACGCGATCTACCGGCTCAAAAGGTTTTCACTCTCCGAGCTGATCACCCACCAGAGAACGGATCTTTGGGAGATCAGGGATTGGTTTTGGAGGCTGAAAGACCGCTACGGCGGGACGCCGAGGCTCTGCGCCCATTTCATAAGGGCGAACGACAGCTGCGGATCAGAGTGCTACCTCACGCGGGAAGACGTAGACGCCTTCTACAACCATATGGCGCGTGAGGTGATCCCAATGGCCCGCTACGGCGACCCGTGGGCGTTGTGGCAATGCTCGCAGCAGATTTACGAGATCGACCGCTACAGGAGACAGCCCAGGGGACCAATGTGTGTGCGCCCGGACAGGCTCTCGATCGATATGCACGGGAACATCTATGAGTGCCACCACGATTTCTCCTCGGGGAACGTGACTGGAAACATCTTCTCAAGACGAAAGACGATCCCGATTCGGCCTGAGGGGAAAGCCCCTGGGCGATTCTGGAACACGAAAGAATGCCAGTCCTGTCCGGTGGAGATTCAAAGCTTTTGCCGCGGGGGCTGCTACCTGTCCAACACCCACAGCGTTGACTGCTACTTGTCACACAAGCGGTTTGCTCTGTACAAACAAATGAAGGAAATCTTTCGATGAAGCTTCGGCTCAACTGCAAAACCCATGATGGACGGAAGGTTTCATGGGTCTACGACAACTCGACAAACGAACTCTGGGACGAAAAGAACGAGCCGGTTGATCTGAAAAAAGACGACCGGCTCAAAATTTTTTCGAAGATGCATCTCGGGAAGGCTGTCTTTTCGACCGCAAAGCAGAAAAAGATGTCCGACCTTCGTATCCAGCTCGGGCTCAAGTGCAACATGCACTGCAGGTACTGCGCTCAGAGCGTCGACCGGGATGACGAAAAGCTGGTGTCGAATGCCCGCGACGTGCCGAACCTGCTGGCGGCACTCAAGGCCGGCGGGATCGACTGCAACGGCGGCGTGATCGAGTTCTGGGGCGGGGAGCCGTTTGTGTA